TGTTTGCGAACGCCTGATGGTATAGATGCTGAGTTGCGCGACTGCTGGCCACAGTCGTTCCAGCACAACACCGCACAGCACACAACTTAATACAACAGCTGACCACTGGAAGGAAGGCTGCATCCGAAACGGAGTTATCCGTTGAGGCTGCGGTATGGTATCTTATTGCCATTTTCGGTCAGCTGCCACAGACCTCCGTTTCGAGACAACGAAAACGGAGGTCATTTTAATGAAAATTCAATGGAACTTTGCAGACGGCACGAAATCCGAGGTCGAGGTCAATGAGGAGCTTGGGGAATTTATCACCGCATCGCGGCGCGAGGAGGACAACCTTAGTCGCAAAGAACGGTATCACTGTTATTCGTTGGATGCCATTCTCTTTGAGGGGAAGGAATACGGGGACAACCACACTCCCGAAACAGAAGTGGAGACAGCGGAAAGAAACAAGCGCCTTTATGCTGCAATGAAAACGCTGACGGCGGTACAGCAAAGGCGTTTGCTTATGCTGGCGGACGGGCTTTCCTTGCGGGAAATCGCGCGTCTTGAGAGTGTCGATCACCGAGCCATACGCGAATCAATCGAAGCCGCAAGAAAGAAATTTAAAAAGAATTTCTAAAACACCTCCCCAAAACACCCTTCATTTCTCCGTATGCCGAGGGACACACAAAACCGTCCCTCGGAAAGGACGGATGAAAAATGAAGCACGATTTGAAGATCAGCGTTTCAAAGAAGCCCACCGAAGACGGCGTCGTCAGATGCAAGCGCGTAGCGCTTCGGGAACGGTTGCTCCGTTACCTGTTCGGCGAAAAGCGTCGGGTAATGGTCATCGTCCCCGGCGACACCGTAGAGAGCGTTTCCATCACGGAATTGCCCGGAGGTGACGAGCACCGATGAAAAAAGACACTGCTCCGCTGCTTCCAATGCCGATCAAGGCAAAGCCCTACGCGCATCAGGTCGCCGCTTTCAATTTTGTTTGCGGGCTGTTCGGTCTGGTTTCGACGGGAGGTGATTCCGATGACGAAGGTCACGGTGAAATGCGCCCTGTGCGGGAAAGCATTCCAGCGGTCGGAAAGCCAAATCCGTGAAAACAACTTCTGCTGCCGGGAGCATTTTTACAAATGGAACTCGCAGCGCATGACCGAGTACAACCGCACGGATAACCCCATGAACAAGCCTGGCGGCGTGATGGAGTCGCGTGTTAAGCGGAGTCGCAAGCTCCGTGGCACCGGCGAAGGCAAAGCATATCCCAAACTACTCGGCAAAAACGCGCACCGCAGAATTGCCGAAGTCATACTCGGCAGACCGCTCAAAAAGGGCGAAGTCGTCCACCACATTGATGGCAATAAGCTCAACAACGACCCCGCAAACCTTGAGGTGCTCCCGTCACAGTCGGAGCATTGCAAAGTACACGGTTTCGGGAAGAAGAAAGGCAGGTGATGTAAATGAATATTTCCAGAAGTCAGGGCGTCGCTCTCCTAATGGAAATGGGTTAGCACCGGGAAAACGCTGGTGTCCATCGCCGCAGCAGGTGCGCTGTATAACGCCGGACGCATCAAACGAGCACTGGTCGTAGCACCGTTGTCGGTCGTCGGCGTATGGGACGAGGAGTTCGGTAAGTTTGCCGCCTTTGATTATACCCTCGCCGTGCTCAAGGGCAGCGGCGAGAAGAAGGCAGATACGCTCCGGCACATGACCGGCGACGCGCTGCAGGTGGCTGTCGTCAACTACGAATCGGCGTGGCGCTTGGAGAAGGAACTCGCGGCATGGCGTCCCGACCTGATCATCGCCGACGAGGGGCACAAAATCAAGACGCACAACATCTCGGCGTCCAAGGCGATGCACCGGCTGGGCGCAGCGGCAAAATACCGGCTGCTGCTGACGGGAACGCCGGTCACGAACAAGGCAATCGACGTCTTCTCCCAGTACAAGTTCCTCGACCCGCGCATCTTCGGACAGTCGTTTTACAGCTTCCGCAACACCTATTTTTACATGACCGGCTACGGCAATCACACGCCGGTGCTCAAAAAGTCGATGGAGCCGGAGTTGACCCGCCGTATGCACAGCATCGCGTTTCGGGCGACAAAGAAGGACTGCCTTGACCTGCCGGAAACGACCGACATCATCCTCAAGGTCGAGCTGGAGCCGAGAGCGGTGAAGCTCTACCAAAGTCTCGTGCAGGAGAGCTACGCCGAGCTATCCGAGGGCGAGGTCACCATTACCAATGTGCTCACCAAGCTGCTGCGGCTATCGCAGCTCACGGGCGGCTTCATCGGCAGCGACGAGAGCAGCGCCGCCGAACAGGTATCAACGGCAAAACTCGATGTGCTGGAGGACATCCTCGACGCGGCAATCGAGGAGAATCGCAAGCTCGTCGTTATCGCCCGCTTCGTGCCGGAGCTTGACGCGATCTGCGCCATGCTTGAAAAGAAGCGCGTCAATTATTCTCTTATCAAGGGCGGCGTGAAAGACCGCGACGAACAGGTATCCCGTTTCCAGAACGACCCCGACGTTCCCGTTTTTGTCGGGCAGATCGCAACCGCCGGTCTGGGGCTGACGCTCACGGCGGCAAGCACGATGGTGTTTTACTCGCTGGATTACAGCATGAGCAATTTCGAGCAGTGTAAAGCCCGCATTCACCGCGCCGGTCAGCGTATGCCTTGCACCTACATCTACCTCGCCGCGCAGGGCACGATCGACGAAAAGGTGCTCAAAGCCCTGAAGAACAAGGCAAACCTTGCCAAGACGCTGGTCGACGACTACCGCTACGGTAACAACCCATTCATGTAAAGGAGCTTATCGCAATGGACAATTCTGAGAAAATGTTTGAACTCGCAGACCGGCTTAAGGTTCTGCGGGACGAGAAAAAGGATACCGAGCAGCGCGTTAAGGAACTCAACGCCGCACTTGATGAAACCGACTCTGCGCTCGCGCAGCTCATGACCGATACCGAAACGCAGAACTTCACCCGCTCCGGCACGATGTTCTGCCTCACCAATACAACCCGCGCATCGGCGACCGCCGACCGTAAGGACGAGCTCTTTAAGGCGCTTCGCGCAGAGGGCTACGGCGGACTGGTTTACGAGACCGTCAATGCCAACTCCATCTCAGCTTTCGTGCGGGAGCAGATATCCGAGAACGGCGATGTGTTACCCGACTGGCTTGAAGGGCTGGTCAGCGTATTCGAAAAAACGACTGTGGGCGTCCGTAAGGCGACCCGTAAATAACGAAAGGATGGAATGATACCATGAAAAACGAAAACAAGGCACTTACCACTACGAACAGCGCGTTTGTGGCGCTGAAGGACTTCAATCTGAACGACGCGCTCTCCGAGGAGCTTTCCGGTTTGTCCGGCAGCTTTGAGAGAATCAAAATCCCCGCCGGAGGCATGACGGTCTTCGAAATCCCCGGCGAAAACCCCGACAGCCCCGAAACGGTCAAGGAGTTCTCCGCAGTTATCCTGCACCATCATCCGCTGTATGCCTACTACACGGACAAGTATACCGGCGGATCTAATCCTCCCGACTGCGGCAGCTTCGACGGCGTTACCGGCGAAGGCAACCCCGGCGGCGACTGCGGCAAGTGTCCATATAACAAATTCGGCTCCGGCGAGAACGGTGCCAAAGCGTGCAAAAATCGCCGCCGTATCTACCTGTTGCGCGAGGGCGAGATTTTCCCGATGATTCTTTCCCTGCCGACCGGCTCTCTGAAGGATTTCACTCGCTACATCATGCGCTTGCTCTCCAAGGGCAAGAAATCCAACGCTGTGGTCACGAAATTCGCGCTGAAGAAGGCGACCAATAACAGCGGCATCGCCTACTCTCAGGCGCAGTTCTCGGTCGACCGTGATCTGACTGCCGAGGAGTACGCGCTCATCGCAGGGCTGACCGAGCAGGTCAAGAGCTTCTCCACCCGCATCGGCTATGATACCGAACCGACTGCGGATACACCCGCCGTCAATGTTGATCCCGAAACCGGCGAGGTCATTGAGCCTCTCGCCTAAATACACAGCCGCGAAGGTCGGGTGGCAGCCGCTGCCCGACCTATAGCGGCAGATAGGAGCATGAACATGAGTTACAACCTTATATATACACCCAATGAGCTACGCGAGTACATCGAGGGCGTGGGCGTTATCGCATTCGACTTTGAGACTGCGCCGGATGATGAATGGCGGGACGAGCCGAAGGCGGCGCTGGACGCGCACAAGGCGCACATCGTCGGCATCAGCCTTTCGGTTTCGGAAGGTAGCGCGGTATATCTGCCTATTGCACATAAAGTCGGAAAAAATGTGCAGAGCCGCGATGCGCTTATACAGTATCTCACGACCGCTGTGTTTGAAAACCACGATGTCGTGAAGGTGGCGCACAACCTGTCCTTTGAGGCGATGTTCCTCTATGCGCTGGGCATCGTCGTATGCGAACCCTGCTACGACACCATCGCGGCGGCGCAGCTCACGCTTAAGAGCAAGTTTGAGTTTCGCGGGCTGTCGGACAGCGGTTTGAAGCTGCTCTCTACCTCACTTTTCGGCGCGAATATGCCGGATTTCAATACGGTGACGGCGGGACGGCATTTCGACGAGATGAACCCCGCCGAGCAGGAAACACTGCGCTATGCCAGTGCTGACAGTGATTACACTCTGCGGTTATACCACAAATTCAACGGCTGGTTTGCAAAAAACCTCCCACAGCATCGGGATATCGTGGAGCGGGTGGAATCACCGACGGCGATCTATGTCGGCATGATGAAGTACAACGGCGTTCCGATGGATACGGATGCAATGGTGGCGCGGCAAGCAGAAGCAGAGGAAAAGCTCGCGGCGCTTCGTGCGGAACTCGACGAGCAGACCGGCGGCGTGGACATCGGCGCAAACGCCTCGACCTCGGCGTTCAAGCAGTATCTGTATACCGACCTTGGATTGCCGGTGCTTAAAACGACGGAAAAGCATCAGGAGGCGGCGGACGACGCGACGATGATACTGCTCACGGAATACTGCCGCGAAAATCGCCCGGAGCTGATGCGCCTGTTCGAGCTGGTACAGGAATACCGCAAGTGGGGCAAGCTCAAAAGCACCTACATCGACGGGTATCTTCACTGTGTCAACAGCGCCACAGGACGCATTCACCCTGACCTTATACCGCTCGGCACAGAAACAGGGCGCTTCGCCTCCCGCAGTCCCAACCTGCAAAACTGCCCGCGCAAAGATAACGACCCGATTGGAGTGAGGAATTTCATCGCCGCGCCGGAGGGCAAGCTGCTCATCTCACTGGATTTCTCCCAGATCGAACTCCGCGTGGGTGCGTTTTACTGCCGCGACGAAAAGATGCTCGAAACCTATCGCGCCGGTGGCGATATCCATGCGGCAACGACCTCGGTTATCTTTCATGTGCCGTTTAGCGAGGCAGCGGACAAGAATGCACCGCATTACAAGGAGCGCCGCACCATCGCAAAGAACTGCAATTTCGGTGTGTTTTACGGACTTTTCCCCAGCGGACTGCAGAAAACGCTGAAGTTCAAGGCTGGTCTGGATATGTCGAAGGAAGCCTGTGCCGGTATCATCGACAATCTGAAAAACGGCTATCCGCGCCTGACCGATTGGCAGGACGATACCAAGCGCCGCGCCGCCAACACCTGCTATGCAGAAACGTGGCTCGGCCGCCGCAGGTACATTATCGGCATCCTCTCGACCGATTGGGGCAAGCGCTCCTTTGCCGAGCGCTGTGCCATGAATACACCGATTCAGGGTACGGCGGCGGATATTTTGAAGCTGGCAATGGGACGCATCGTCGCGGGCATCAAGGAGCGCCCGTGGCTCAAGCCATTCCTGCAGATTCACGACGAGCTGGTGTTCGAGATACCGGCGGACAAGCTCGACGAGGCGGTCGGCTTCGTGAAAGCTTGCATGGAGGTGCAGCCGTTCCCGGCGTTTGACGTGCCAATCATCGCGGAAGCCGCCTACGGTGAGAGCTTCGGCGAGCTGAAGGAAATGGAGGACGTGTGATGTGGATAGATAAACGAAACGCCGAGGGCTACAGCGACCCGACAACCTACGAGGCTATGCGAGGGCTGATGCGTGAGGACTTGCTACGTCGTTATGGGACGGAATACCGCCCGCTCGTTTTCATCTGCTCGCCCTTCGCCGGTGATATGGAGAAAAACACAGAGCGCACACGGGGCTATTGCCGCTTTGCCGTCGAGCAAAACGCGATACCGCTTGCGCCGCACCTGCTCTACCCGCAGTTTATGGATGAGCACGATCCTGACAGTCGCAAGCTGGGCTTGTTCTTCGGGCGGGTGCTGCTGGGAAAATGTCAGGAGCTGTGGGTGTTCGGAGATAGGGTATCCGAGGGCATGAGCTACGAAATCCGCAAGGCGCAGAAGCACAATATACCCATCAAGTATTTTACCAAGGAATGTGAGGTAAAAACGCTATGAGCAATCGCTGCGGCGGGAACTACCCGCAGGAGCTGCTTGACCGAAAGCAATGGGTCAACTGGCGGCTCATTCCCGATAAGGACGGCGGCAAGGACAAAAAGATGCCATACAATCCCATCACGGGCAAGGGCGCGCAATCCAATAACCCTGCGACATGGACGGACTACGCCACTGCCGCCGACGCGCTGGAGCGTTATGGCTTTACGGGGCTGGGCTTTATGTTCTCGAAGGAGGATAACCTCGTGGGCGTGGACGTTGACCATTGCTACGACCCTGAAACGAAAACCTTTAATGAGACGGCGAAGGCAATCATTGCAAGGCAGCCCACCTACATGGAGTTTTCGCCCTCCGGCACCGGCATTCATCTCTTCTTCAAGGGCGCGATGCCCGGTACCGGCAACAAGAATACCAAGACCGGCGTGGAGATGTACGAGCATACCCGGTATTTCACGATGACTGGAAAAGGGCTCGACGGAGCGACGGATACCATCGCCGAGGACAACGGTACGCTTAAGTGGATTCATGAAACCTACATCCGCGCCCCGAAAAAGCAGCAGCAAAGGAAGTCGAAAAAGAGCGCATCCGTGCAGCTGTCCGACGACGACCTTTTGGAGCTTGCCTGTGGAGCCGATAACGGCGAAGCGTTCTCAAAGCTCTGGGACGGCGATTGGCAGGATGCCTATTCGAGTCAATCGGAGGCGGATATGGCGCTGTGCTGTCGATTGGCATTCTGGTCGGGTAAGGACAAAGCGCAGATGGACAGGCTCTTTCGCCAGAGCGGGCTGTTTCGGGAAAAGTGGGACGCGAAGCATCATGCCAGCGGCGCGACCTATGGCGAGGAAACGCTGGACAAGGCTTGCGAGCTGACCGAGGATACCTATGCTCCCGGCAACGATGCGCCGGTGTTTGAGTACAAGGGTATGTATTTCCGCAGCAAGGGTGACAGCATCTATCCTATCACCAACTTTATATTCGTGCCGGTGGAGATGATTGTCGCCGAGGAGGAAACGCAGCTCACCGCCGACCTTGTGACCGTGCGCAGCGAAACCTACCGCTTGACCTTTATGACGACGGACTTCGCCAATCAGCAGAAATTCAAGAACGCCCTCAACAAGCGCACCATCGCTCTCAGCTATACCGGCTCGGATGGCGACTTGGAGCTGCTCAAGGCATACATCTCGGAGCTGGAATGGAAAACGAAGCTTGGCGTCAAGGCGATGGGTATTTATGAGCATGGCAGTGGGATGGTATTCGTTACGGTCGAGGGCGCGGTGGACGAAAACGGCGCGTCGGTCGAGGACATCATTCAGCTGGATAAATACCGCAGCATTTGCAGCGACATTCTTGACGCAAAGCTCATCACCGCAACCCAGTTTCAAAGGCTCGGCGAACAGCTCATGTCCTACAACGAACCCGCAAAGGCGGTGTCGATTCTGGCGTGGATCAGCGGCTGCTTTATCAAGGAGCACCTGCGGAAAAAGAACGTGAAATATCCGCATCTCATGCTAATCGGCGAAGCCGGAAGCGGCAAGAGCAATACGCTGGAGCGGGTCATTATGCCGGTGTTCTCCAAGTCAAAGATCGTGGCAGCGGGACAAACGACCGCCTTTACACTGATGAAGGACTCGGCATCCTCAAACACCATTCCGATGGCGCTGGACGAGTTCAAGCCCTCAAAAATCGACAGCTATCGACTTGCGCCGCTGCTGAACCATTTCCGAAACAGCTATGACGGTCAGGAGGGCATCCGTGGTCGCGCCGATCAGACGACCGTGAGCTATGAGCTGCTGGCTCCGCTCGTGGTCGCCGGTGAGGAATCGCCGGATGAGGCAGCGATTCGGGAGCGCAGCATCGAGCTGCTGTTCTCCAAGAAAGACCTGAAAACGGTCGAATATCGTGCGGCGTTCCAGAGGCTGTGCGCCAGTGCCGATTTACTCGGCAGTCTTGGGCATAGCTTACTGAACATCGCGCTGAAAACCAAGCCCGCTGAATGCTATTCGTGGTACGAGGAGGCGCTGGGCGGCTTCAACAAGGAGCTCCCGTCGCGTGTCGTCAATAATCTCGCCTGTATGGTCGCAGGGCTGCGTCTCATGGAAAAGCTGTGTTCCTCGCTTGGATTGACGTGGCATGAGACGTTCCCGTATGCAATCGCTCCCTGCACAAAATACATCGAATATGCGGCGAAGGAATACCTGCTGGACGGCGGCACCAGCAATAAGAGCGTGGTCGAGCAGACGCTTGAGGTCATGTCGCGCATGGGGCTTGACCCGAAGAGCGAGTTTGCCATATGCGATGATGGGAAGACGCTGGCGCTGTGGCTCAATCACGTCTATGACCGTTATACCAAGTACCGCAAGGACTACGCCATCGCAGGAGAAACGCTGACCTATGCACAGTTCAAGAAGCAGCTACAGCACTCGGATTATTTTCTGGAGAGCAACGTACAAAAACGCATCGGCTCGGAGAATCGACGCGTATGGACGCTCAATTATGGGCTGCTCAAAACGAGGTGCGACGTGTCCGGCTTTGAAATCACAGAGGTTGAACCGCTATGAGCGGCGCAATCTGTAACTTAATCGCTCGTGATGTAGCCTCTCGGCGCACAGAAGTTACAGGAAAAGTTACGCCCCAAAAGCCGCTATATAGAACACATTTCAGAGTGGTCGGATGGTTTTGTAACTTTGTAGCTTCAAAAAATATGTATATACGCGAGAGCGGCTTCAATTCCATACGCGTGCGCGTGTGCGCGTGTGAATACACGCAGACCTCTATAAAAGGCGGTTACACGGTTACAAACCCGAAAAAAGTTACAAGGAGTACACTGTGGCAGAAAAAGAAATCGTGAGCGCGATCCTGCGCTATCTCAAAACCGTGCCGAGGTGCTTTGTTTGGAAGGAGCACGGCGGGATGTACGGTACGGCAGGTATCCCCGACATCATCGCCTGTATCGACGGCAGGTTTTTCGCCTTTGAGGTGAAGACGCCGGTCGGGAAAGCAACGGCACTTCAAGCGGCAACTATCCGAAAAATCCTCGCCTGTGGCGGTACGGCTGCGGTCGTCCGTTCGGTTGACGAGGTGCGAGCCGTGATAAACGGCTCTCTGCAATGAACGCTGACTATGAAAACAACGCACCTGTGCTTTACATATACAATGCTCACAATGCGGCATCGCTTCGCTGGAATCACAAAATCCAGATAAGGAGTGTGTCTCATGGACAACAATTACGAAAACCTCGCAAACGCCATCATCCTTCAGGCGGCGAAGGATTACCGCAAGGCGCTGCGTACCCTCTCACTCAATCCGCATAACCGCTCGGCGCAGTACGAATGCCGGAGCATCGAGAGTTTCTTCCGCTCCGGCTGGTTTGGTTTGCTGACCCACCTCGACCCGGAGCTGCTCATCAGCAAGCTGAAAGCGGAGGTGGCGGCATGACTGTTAAGGAATATCTCGGTCAGGCGTACCGTCTCGACCAGCGCATCAACTCAAAGCTGGAGCAGGTCGCTTCCCTCAACGAGCTGGCGACAAAATGCACCTCGACGCTCACGGGTATGCCCCGCAATCCCAATCGCGGCACCTCCACAATGGCTGACGCTGTGGGTAAAATCGTAGACCTGCAAGCGGAGATCAACCGCGACATCGACCGGCTCGTTGATCTGAAGCGTGAGATGGTCAGCCTTATCAAGGCT